CCGGATGCTCTAAATCTATAAGCCTTAAACCATAGAAATAATTTGAGTCATGACAATGAAAGTAGTCTTTTTTAGGATTTTGAGCAGTTAGCCTAACCGTTCTAAGTGTATCCCCAACAATGGCAACGCCTGGCGGAACTACTATTGGGTTATTTTCGGTATAATTACCGCTACCTACAAAAATAGTGTAGCGTTTTATATTCGTATATTCTGCGGCTCCAAGTGATTCTACCGCTGCTTTAATCGTTTTAAATGGAACGGATGGATCGGAACCATCATTGGTATCCTTACCTTCGGGTGAGACATATAATCTAAGAGAACCACTCATAACATTATCATATAGTGATGCCGATAGTTCCAATACATCTAATCTATTGTATGAGGTATCCAGCCTACCATCTACAGATGAGCTATATAGTGTTACGTTTCCTACTCCGTTTAGAGTAGAACCGCTTATATCACCATCTACATACAAAGATGTGTTTAAATTCATTCCAGATCTGGCATTATGCCAACTCATACTAATGTTTGCACCTGCTATATGAATACCAGCCCCGTCTGCTGCAGCTGAACTCGTTGAACCACTTGCTAATGTTAATGTTTTATCTTCAATGTATACTTCGTTTACATTAAGAGATGTCTGTGTTCCTTGTACAGTTAAATTTCCTGAAATAAATAAGTTGTTACCTACATAGATGTCAGATGCGGTTATGCTACCATTTAACGATATACTACCCGTTAGATCAATGTTACCATTTATAGATTTACCCAATGGCAATAGTGAATGCGTAACGTTTAAATTATCGGTATATTTTAGAGAGTCATTATAATCGATATATAATTCACCATCCGTAAGCGATACAGATCCAGAGCCTCTTCTTAATTTAAAAATTGATGCCATCTATTTTATTCTTTTTTATAAATATCTTAAATATTAAAATCTAAATCCCCATCCACCGTTATATATTTGGTTAAGTGCATGAAATTACGAGTAACACTTGCGGATGTGACATTAATAGCTGAAGAACTTATTGAGAGATATGAGGTAGAGTTCATATATAGATTTAGAGAACCTGTAATTTCTACACTTGCTGATAATTTAAATGCATTATGAGTTATATTTAGTGTATCGTTTATCTGCAATCCACTCCCACTAATATCGCCACCAGTATCTATATCCCCATTTGCTATTATATCTCTAATTACAAATAAATCTCTTCCTACATTTATATCTTGTGATGCGATGATTTCCCCAAACGAGCCGGTTTGCGTAAGGGTAATAGATCCTGTATTTATCGTATTAGTTGTAACTAATTCTTTAATTTCATCGGATAATCCGGAGCTTCTAAGAAATACCTTCCCATCATAAGTATTAATCGCTAACTCGCCCAATTCTAGTGATGCCGTTGTAGGAACTTTGCCGGATACGGTTGATCGTTTTAGTATAATGGTTTGTCCCATATATATGGTTGATATTGGTATAACAAAAAAAGATACTATATATATAGTACCTTTATAAGTATAAAATATTTAAATTATAAATTATTTTTGATTAATTCTATTAAAATGCGCCGCCATCAATTAGATTACTCATTACGAAATTAGTTCCATCCCATTGTAATAAATCACCCGATACAGAACCAGTTGCCACCAAGTCTAATAACCCATCTGGATTTCTAAATGCTATTCGTTTTGTATTACCAGCCGTAGCTCCTAAATTTACGGATGCAGTTACTGCTGTAAACGATACGGAGTTAGTTGTACCAACTCCTTGAATTGTACCTGTGCCTTCTAATACATCCAAGCGGGTATCAATAGAAGAACTAAATTGGCTATAACCCGTTGTAGATGATATTGTAATCTGCGATGAACCACTAACAGTTCCGGCAGGAAATTGAGTAGATGAACTTATTATACCGATGGGTATATTGGTAATACCAGTATATGATATCTGCGATGAACTCGAAACTAATGTTGTACCCGTTGCAACTAATGTGCCGGTCACCGTTGTGTTTGAACCCAATGTAATTAACGTTCCACTATCGGTAATATTTGAATCGTTTAAGTGGTGGCTATCGGTTGCCTTTGGTATCCGATTAGCTGTTAAGTATGTAGGCGAACCTTTGGCTGTAAATTCTGGACCAAATATTGCAACTGCGTAATCTACGCCTGTCGAAGATGAGTATTCATATCCCCAATCATTGGTAACACCATCGAAAAAGAATGATGCGGTTGATATAGTGGAGCCTGAATCCCATACCTGTATCCCAGCGTATCTCGCAGTTGGTGTGCCTGTATTTAGAACTATAAATGCATCTCCAATTATTTTTGCACTTCCGCTAACGGATTCTATATAGGCGAATGAACCTGTTCCATTTACTACAATATTATCAAATATCTTTGTTCCGCTTATAGTCTGTGTACCAGTTAGCCCTACATATCTAGTATCATAAGATGCCGTTAACTGCGATGAACCGCTGATTACACTTTCATTACTCAATCTATTTTTGATTGTAGTATTGATTGAGCTAGTAAATGATTCAACCGTATTCAATCTAATATTTACTGAACTGGATAGGGTTGATATAGTTGAATTTATAGTAGTAGATATAGATGCCTCCGATGCCGATAATGAATTTGCAGCTGATGCACTAAATGATTGTGTAAACGAATTTAGTGAAGCGGAAACTATTTCTAAGTTTGATACTTTTAATGTTAAATCGGATACATTTCCACCCCCCGATACTTCCAATGAATCCAATCTACTATCTACCGATGTGGAGAATGGTTGTATGTTACCCACTAAATTAATAGCCGTATTGGTAACACCTAATAGATATAATGTAGAACTTCCACTAGCATAATAAGGAACACCGGAAATCATTTGACCGATATCCGTATTTGCAAAGGTAGATGGGTTTCCACTCCCAATCATAACACGGTTAACCGCCTGTGGCTTTTGGGAATCAAGTGCTCCTGCGAATAGTATAGAACTACCATTGGTTGTAGTTAACCCACTAGATCCTGTTATTATTACCAATTCGCCCTTCGTAACTGATCCGTAAGTATTGGGTTCTCCCAATTTTTCCAAGCTGCCACGTCGGTGTTTGATTATTTGTGCCATTTTGAGTTATTTAGTCATAAATATTAATTTATTTTGGAAAATAGTAACGATTCAATTAAAGTTCCCCAACATCTATAGTTATATTGGATTGCGATGTATATACCTCAAAATCAGTTGCATATACATTATCCAGTGAAGCAGTGAATTGGTTTAATGGTAGTAATATACTTGCAATTTGAGCGGATGATGATACCAACCCATCCGGTAAAACCGCATTCACATTATTTGTTATAACATTTATAATCGATTGTGAAAATGTTGTTTCCAATGATTGTGATAGAATTGTAGTTACAGATGAGCTAAAATCCTGTCCAAGTTGTGCAGATGTTGCTAAGCCAGAACCACTTTCTATTTGCTTTAATCTAATTAGATTTGCCATATTATAAGTTTATTAGTTTTCCTATAACATAAATATCATCTAGTATAGTATTTTCGAAATCTATGTATCTATCGCCAAGTGTAATTACAACAGTATTTCCAACATCGTTGATTACATAATCACCGGGAATATGCAATCCACTTACTATCACCTCAAAATTATTAGCCGAAGCGCCTTCAGTACCATAATCCGTTACAGCATTATATATTGTTAAAGTATTTGCATTATCACTAAACGCATCTATTCTTCTCCTAATATATCTAGCACTATGTATAAAAATTTCATTATGAAATTCGGAAATGGTATTCTTATTATTTACTAACTTTGATAGATTTGGATTCGATTTTGTATTAGAATTGAATCCGGTTTCCTTTGGTAATTCTATGTTTAATAGACTGCCAGTGATGTATAAATCATCGTTTAAATTATTCGGATTTATTTTTGGAATAATCCTATTTAATTTTTTAGCGTTTGAATTAAATTTATTAAGCATATTTTTCTATATCTCCGATTATTTCAATATAATCATTATCATCTAAATTGAATTCAAAATTTGATTTTATAAATTTAACCAATAATCCATTTGAAGATTCTTCAACTAAAAAATCTCTATTACTTATTGCTTGACTATTTATAAAAACTTTTACTCTATCTTGGGATTCCCTATATTCAATTTCTCTCAATAATCCAACAAACCTATGATTAGTTGCTTCATATATCCAATAGATAGAATTAGTTAAATCCTTTGGAATTAAAACGGCTTTTATGGGGTTTCTACTAATTTTTTGAGTTATATCTAAAATATTTCTTTTCATTATAAATTAATAAATTTACCAGTTATACTTACATCATCACCTGAAGTAACTGTGAATCCTAATCCTACTGAATTAAAAACTATAGTTAAAGAATTACTACTAACTGTAGCTGTAAAATGTGTTCCCTGATAATATCTAACTCCATTTATATAAACTTTAATATCATACGAGTTTCCGCTAACACTCAGACCAGCGGTTATTACTCCAGATAATTGGTCAGGTGCTTTTATTAATTTAATGTTCGAAAATATAGTTGTCATAGCACCGTTTTCTATCTTACTGTTATTCAGCGATAAAAAATCTATGAGGTCTTTATTATCATAATATGGCGAAGGTGTTGTTAAAAATCCTTCTAATCTATTACTACCACTTGTCATGTCAACTTCGGTTGAAACAACCAATCTTTTAAGAGATACTGATTTTTTAGTCGTATCCTCTCCATCGTATTTTTCGGGTAATAGATAAGCTTTCACATTTAATGTAAATTCAACTCGATTGATTCGCTGCGTTCCCTCACCAACCTCATTTATTACATTATAATCTGCTATAGTTGTTCTAAATTTAAATTTATCCTTATCCCCCCAATAAGTTGATGCGTAATTGAGTGATTCAATCACCTCATTTAATTGTTCCGTAAAATCAGTCCAACCCATACACTCATAATTAATATCAACATATTCAGGCATCATTACATTGTATAATTCATATTTTGGTTTAATACTTCCTCCAAACGCAGTAAACCTATCGTATCTATTATCTTTAGAATATTTTGTAATAGTTTGATATGATACACTACGGTTTAACATTGGCATCGTATCATCTTTAGAAATAGATGTCCTTCGAATCATCATTAATGGTAGTTGAATCTTACCAAATGAATCTCTGTAAACTCCTTGTTTTCTTGCGGATACCCATCTTTCCGAATTACCATATATTACTGGTATTTTTTTTGATTCTCCGTTTGTGCTAAGATTTGGTAATACTGTATTTTCTAAATGAGAAATAATAGCAGAATCAATATCAAACAAAGTTATACTCTGCTTAAAATCTCCTTTATTTTTTTTAATTTCTGAAGCTCTATTGAATTCCGGTGTTCCCATCATAATATTAATTTATTCCACGTTCTATATTTAATGAAGATTTAGGTACCATATGAGTTGTACACACTATACTAAAATTATTATATGTTTGCCCTCCCACTAATTGAACTTCATTTGTATTATCTATTTCAAAATATCCAGAATTCCAAAAAATTATATCTCCAACTTCTGGATAAATTTCTTTTTCTTCTAACATCCATCTATCTAATTTAAATACGACAATTTGATTAGTATCGGATCCAAATCCCTCATATGTTACCGATTCGGGCTCTTTATCAATTAAACCAAATACTTCAACTCCTGGATACCAAGTTTTGTTCGTAGATTCGCCGTATATATTAACTTTGGTTTCATTTATGTTTAATTTAAATAAAACTAAAGCGGTCTGTATTACCTCATCTACTAACTCTCGTGCGATTCCTTTGAAAAAGGTTACATCTCTCTGTGATACAAATTTTGACATATTATCCTACATATATTTTTAATGGAATCTTTTTTAACATATCCTGATGATGGTCTGATTCATGTGCTTTGTTTTCCATAACATTTTTCCTACTTAACTCTTCTAAGTTTTCCCTTAATTGCGTAACCAATGCATCTTTTTCAACTTGTGCTTCTGCCCTAAGTGCTGCGCCATCTAAATTCACTTCACCATCGGGAATAGGAATACTACTATATTTTTCTCTAATTGCACCCAGTAATTCTTTAGAAAGTGCAAGAGTATACTTTCTAATCCACTGCTTACCAACATCGTTGATATTAGAATACTGTATAAAATCATATGGGATATCCGAATAATCGGAAAGTGCACCGGGATTAATAAGTTGAGAATTATTTTCAAATTCATCCCTACTCATATATTCAAAATATATCCTATCAGGTGAGTTTGTGACTGGTATTGGAAATATTTCCAATTTATTATTAACAATATTAAAAGAATGTCCTGATTTTCGAATGTGATCGTTTAATTCTATAGCTTGCATTCTCAATAAATCCTCATATAATGGCATTAGTAAGAACTGTGCTGCCGGAGAGTATTCTCCAAATCCCATGTTATCTAATAGATTTAAAG